TTGAATCTAATATCACGGATGTACTCCTCTGTTGTCATCTTTGACAACGTGTAGTCTTTACTGTCCCACCGTGTCTCAAAGTCCACGGTAATGATGCGGTCGTATGGTGCGCTCATTCGTCGTCCTCCTCATCCATGTGGTCTTGAATAAGTTGCTGCTTGGCAAGATCAAGGCAGCCGAGCGCTGTTGGCAGCAGTAGTGTTTCGTCGTACTTGTGCACGACTGCAAGCAGTTCGTCCACCAACGCTTGCGTCAGGTTTCCTGAGTAGTTCAATTAAACATCTCCTTGGGTGGGGCATCGCGCAGTGTCAGTGCTTGTGCCATCTCGTGTGCTTGGCCGATCATGCTGGCCATGTCCATCTCATCCGCGCCAGCGCAGAAGGTCAGCAGCGCGTCTCCAGTATCGACCAGCACAACTGCCCTGTGGGGTGCTTCCAAGTCGTAGCACTTGGCCAGTGTCAGGATCAGTTGCGCGAAGTGATCGCGCACGCACTCATCGCGTTTGCTCAGGTGATCGATCGTGGTCTCCCACGCGTCTTTGTTTATTTTGTCCATAGCAATAACCGCCCTTCCATTTCTTCCAAGTTATCTTCTCGGGCTACGAACGTGAACCCGCCTGTGGCTTTGATCAAGGCAAGCTCCCGCGCTTGCAGTGCAGTGAGCTGCCCCTTGCCAGCCTTGCACTCGATGGCGATGAACCGCCCGTTGTAGCAGCCGATGATGTCGGGTATCCCCGAGCGCCCAAGCCCCATGCCCGGAGGCATGAAGTAGTAGATGCCGTGCTTGGCCAGCATCTTGCGCACTGCTGCTTTGACTTTTCCTTCAGGTGTTGTTGCCATGCTGCACCTCCGCGAGTTTGATTGCGTAGTGCTTGGCTTTGTTGGCGTCGTCGCTGTCCTTCTTGCCTTGGCGCATGGCGTACTTGATGACGTTGCCCTTGAGGAAGCCGATGAACTCCTCGTGCGTGAGCACCGCCTCCATCACAGCCCAAGGCTGGATGCCCATGTCTTTGTAGTGTTGGCCACCGATCTGTAGATCGTCTGCGCTTGTGCCGTTGAACTTGTTTTCCATTTCAGTTTCTCCTTGGTTTGGTTTCAGGTGAGGGGCAATTTTCTGGGGGCACGACCACGCACCATATGGCGATGTGTCTGCCCATTCCGCCGAACCGGGTCCAGCGGTCGATGTAGGCGTCAGGCATGGTGTGCAGCAGCTTGCGGATGCTGCCCGGCTCTCGGTCCAGATTGTTGGCTATTGTGCCTACGTCCATGCCGTCGGGGTTGTCGCGCAGGAGTTTGCGAACGGCGTGCGTTGCGAATGTTCTCATTACAGTTCGTGCTTGTTGAGTTGTGGTTTGATGTGCGGATGGGCTCGGAGAAAGATACCGAATTGTTTGTAGTCAGTACTCACTATCACGCCTTTGGTTCGGAACGTGGGGTCTTGCAAGAAGATGCTCGGCCTTGGGTTCTGCTTCCAGTGGAAGGGTGAGTCGGGGTGGCATTTACAGTTCATTTGTTTTCCTCTTCTTGCGTGTACTTACCCCACACAGCGTCGAGCATGTCCGCTGCTTTGTTGAGCTTGTGGATCAAGGTCTTGTGCTGGTACTCGTCCAGCCCGGCGGCGTAGCCGCGCATCCATGAGGCCATGGTGAAGTATTGCAGTTTGTTTGGGTCGATCATGTGTTGCGCTCCTTAATTTTTGTTTCCAGTATTGCCAGATACTCACGCGCCTGTTCAACCGGAACTTCGGCGTGATAAAAAATCAATGCTGCTTCTACAAGCTGCACGCTTTGGGGTACGTCTTTGAAAACAGCCCAGAGGTATTCTCGTTTCGCGCTCATTGCGGTTCCTTATGGTTGATAACTGCGGCTCCCGTGTCCGGGTCTACGTAGGCCACTTCAGCGCCGCACCAGCAGGGCGACCCGTCAGTTATGTGCTTTCGCGTATATCCGTTCTTCTCCTTTAGTTGGTGGTAAGCCCAACGAACGCCCTCTCGCCATGCCTCGGCAGTTTTCATGGCGTAGGGGGTGCGGCACAGGCCTTGGTCAATATCGTCGTCCGTCAGCCCCACCCACTCACGCTTTGGTTGGATAAGTTCTTGTGCCGCAAACGTCATGGCTTGCCCCAATTTCTTGGCCAGCACATCTTCGATCAGTGGCACGATGGCCTCTTGCAGATACTCTCGCAGTGCTGCCTCTTGTTTCGGTGTCATGTCTTTCTCCTTGGTTGATTCGTCATCCGGTCCCAGTGTTTGCCGTAGATTTCTTCGCGCATGGCCCACATGAAAAGCTGAATCCACATTGAGCGTTCATGGCCGAGCGCGTGATGCTTCTTGGCAACTTCCAAGTGGTTCTCACTGTTACGCAGGACATACGCTTCACGGGCATCGTCGTTGTACGGCACGCTCACACTCTTGCTCCTTCAGTGATGACCCACTGGGTCTTTGGTTTCCTGTAGTTCACCCCCCACTTTACGCGGTCTTTGGGGTGAGGGCAGTCCTCGGGTACAGGCACTGCTACCCATACCTTTGTGAACTGCCCCCGCTTGCCCATGCGCCAGCGGTCCACATACACATCGGGCATAGCCCTGAGCGCTGTCCTGACGTTGGCCACATGCACCCCGGTCGCCGCCGCGATCTCGGGTGGTGTCATCCCGTTCGGGTGTGCCCGCAGAACGGTACGGATTTTCTTCTGCCGTACAGGGGTCATGCGTCCCTCGCTTTCAGCATGGCGTCGGCGTAACGGTATTTGGCTTGCTCTCGTGTCCAAGTTGCTGCTGCCGAGGTTTCATATTTCTTGCCGTCTGGAGCGGTGCGAATTTTGACTTCATTAAACCCCTTCCAAATATGTGCCCGTATGTCATCTTCGCTTGCCTTGGCCGCAAAGTAGTCGCGCAGGGTCATGCCAGCGTGCCCAGCAAGACCCCCTGAATCGCTCCAAAACGGGAACGCTGGCCCACCTGTTTGTTTATTGCTCATAAAAATCTCCAGTCACCACAGCGGGTGCAACGATACGAAGGTCGGTCTTTGTTGGTGCCTTCTTCCCAGCGGTGTTTGCAGTTCATGTGTTCTTCTCCTTGAGTTGGTGATACGCCCATCTGACGCCTTCTCTCCACGCTTCGGCAGTTTTCATGGCGTAAGGGGTGCGGCACAAACCTTGGTCAATCTCCTCATCCGTCAGCCCAACCCACGCACGCTTCTGCTTGCCGTCATGCAGCCCACTCATGTAAGCAATGGTCAGTTCGTTGCCGTGGTCAGGCTCCTGCACAGGTGCTGGCTGTGCGGGTTGGGCGTGCTTTTCAGCAGCGAGGTAATTGAACCCCTCCCACGCATCCGCTATGTAATCTGGCATGAAGCCCTTGCGCTCGGCGTAATCAAGCGCCTCGACAAGCGCATCAAAACCAACGACTGTTCTTCGCTCCCACCCTTCAGGAATAGAAGGCTCCTGCACAGGTGCTGCGGGCGCATCCAGCACAACCCCGAGTGCATTAGCATTGGCTAGAACGTGGTTTTTGAATTTCTCCAGTTGGTTTATCTGATGCTCCTGCACAGGTGCTGAACGGGCTTGCTTGATGGCGGTGATGGCTTCGTGCGTCAAGTCGAGGGAATCGGACAACAGGTCTTCTTGACCTTTGTACGGGTTTATTTTTTCCAGCAGCTTGAGATTGATTTGCATGACCTCCAGCGCCAAGTCCAATGCTTTGTCTTTGTTCATGCTGTCACCTTTGCCATTTCCCAACCCATCTGAAAGTAGTTCCAGCGGGTTTGCAGATTCAGGTTGATGTAACGGCCATTGTGCTGCGCAAAGTCAGTGTGCCCCTTGGTGCGCATGAGGGCTTCAAAGATCTTTTGCGGTTGTGTCATGGTTGGCCCCTGTTGATGGTGAATTGCTTACGCGGGTTTGTGCCTGTGCCTGCGGTGTTGGCCGTGGCGATGGTGGAATTTTTCCAGCTGCTGGTGTTGGTGATCGTGCTGGGCTGCCTTGCTGGTGAAGGTCATGCCGTTGGTGCGGGTGTTCATGCTGCACCCCCAGTCGCCTTGGCGATGGCGGCGCGGGCAAAAACGATGTCCTCATCCTCGTCTGCATTACCGCCGTATTGAAAACAGTTGTCCTCGGCAAATGGCAGGATCCGATTTAACGCCGCCAGCAGATCAGGCGCTGCTGCGATCAGGCGGGCGTTGGCTTCTTCGATGTGAACAAACGAGACGGCTTTCTCCCCGTCCATACCAATGCCAATACTCATGCAGACCACAGGCAAATGGTCTTTGAGTTGCGGGTGGATGTTTTGTGTGTAGATACCGCGCTCGATATGGGCCTTGCTCCCATCTTTGTAGGGATGCAGTTGGTCGCGAACAATCCACGGCCCAGGTGTGTGCTTGCAGAACGTTGCCGCAGAACCTGTAGAACGTTCTGCAGAACGCTTGGCGCTATCTGCCTTGGCCTTCTTTGCCACCATCTCGTGGTATGCATCCATCAGCGTGTTGCCGGTGGTTGTGGTGTTGCTCATGCCATCACCTCGCCAGTCCGGTAGTGCACCCGGCGGCCGCCTTGCAGGCTTGGCATACAAAACAAGAAGCCGTTACCAGCATCAGCAACGCCCATCACAAACCCGAGTGAAATGCCACGGTCAATGGCATTGCTTGAGCCGTAATCCAAGCGTAACTCGTTACCGGACTTGAATTGCGCATGTGCGCCGCTGCACATCAGCGCAGCAATGATTACAAGTTTTTTCATAAAGGTGCATCCTCATGGTTGCCGGGGTTGAACTTGGGAACTCGGTTGCCCGTGTCCTTGGAGTTTGGGAATGTTGGGAAGGGCCATGTCATGCGCCCCTCCATGAGCTTGCCAAGCGTTGCTTCAACAGCCCGATGACAGGCAGTGCGATCTCGTCATACACGCCGGGGTCAGTCTGCATGATGACTTCGATCAAGTCGAGCGCTGCCTGTATGGCCGTGCCGTCCGCGTCAAAAATATCTTCGTTGTTCATCTCAACCCCCAAAGATTTTGCGCAGCTCGTCGTACAGCTCACGTGCCTGCACCACAGACAACGTATCCAACAGCTGCGGTATGGTGGCGCTGAACTTCGCGTTGGTGGGCACCGGGACAGGCACGGCCTCGGGTACGGGCACTGCTCTGCGAGTAATGGTGACCACCTTGCGCTGCGGTGCTTGTGGCTTCTCGGCCACCGCTTTCATCTTCTTGGATGATTTCAACGGGGTGTACTCGCCCGTCGTGACGTAGAGCAGGTTCGCGCTCTCTCGGAATAGGCCTTGCTTGACCATCTGCCCCAGCAGTGAGGTCACAGAGCTGGGCTTGAAGCCTTGCTTCTCCAGTGCAGTGGCGACTTCCTTGCGGGTCTTGCCGGGGTTGTCTCGCACGTAGTCGAACGTAACGCGAGTCACGTTGTTGGTCACGCTGAAGTACGCCTTGGTCGTTGGTGTGGCCGGGGTGTTGTTCGCGGCGGGCTTAGCGTCGTCGGTCCACTCGTTGAGTGCTTTTTCCAGTGCAGTTTTGATGTCAGGCATGAGATTCTCCTTGGGTTTATTTGAAACGATGGATACGGGGTGCAGCGACCCACGGCGCGGTGGTGTCGGCAACGGCAGGCACAGGTTTCTCGGGAGGTGGCGGGGCCATTTTCTCGCTGGGCGGAGTCCAGCCATACTTGCGCCAGAGGGCTTGCACGTCAGCGCCTGACGTCCACTTGAAGTCGGGGTGCCCGACAGGTATCCACGGGGTGGTTTTCTTTGCTTCGATGATCATAGTTTTCTCCTTGGGAATGGGCATTATTTGTACAGCGTTAGACATTTGTCAACGTCTTTTTGAGTTCCGAGATTTGATACTCGATCCTCTTGAGCGCACGCTGCGCTTCAAGTTGGTGCTCACTATCGCTAGGACAGTTGCCAACCTGCCCTCGCCTGCGTTTGGTCCAGTAGTCACACAGGGCTTGCGCCCTGCTCAGTTCAGCTTCTAATTGCGCCATTGTCTTCAATACACTCATGTCACTCTCCAGTTAAAAACACAATCACAACGAACGCCACGGCAAGCACGATGAACCATACGGCCAGCGTGCTGTCGGACATGGGCTCCCTATGCGTAGGGATGGGTTTGGCGGGGCCTTTGTATTTCACTTGGTTTCTCCTTGGGTTGTGTAGTCGTGAAAAATTGTGCCTTTGCTGGCATCACCGCGTTTGTGCGCTCGCACCCAGTAACGCTTGCCGGACTTCTTACGCACAGCCCAGTGCCCTCGCACGCCGTGCTCTCGTTGTGGCTCACGTGGTTTGGCTGCACGCACTGCGGCGGCTATGCGCTTGCGTATCGTGGCGTCGATGACGATCGTCTTCCACTCGTACAGTGGCGTCTTCCCTTTGCGTCTACGCTTGGTGTTGGCAGGGTTTGTGGGGCAGCTGTAGTACTCTGGCGCACCGCGCTTGGCGGTCGATGCGTAGTGCAAGTTCACCATCATCTCCACTGTGTTTTGCTTACACCAATCCGCTGCTTTTCGCCTGTCTTGCTGAAAATGGGGGAGCACCCGCTCGGGGTCAAAGTCCACCAGCATGGCGTACTCCCCGCCTTCCTCGTCGAACAGCTCGACACGAAAGCCGCTATCCGGCTGTCCTTGTAGCCAGCCCGTCACTTTAATGCGCCCGTTCACCCGCTCAAGCGTGAACACATCTTGGTCAGACCAGTTGGCAAGGGGTGGGATGATGGCCATGCGCTCAAACAGAAGCGGCATCTTGGCCACACTGAAGGACGCTTGCTCAAGCGCGTAGGGGTGCAAGTCTTCGCGTGAAACATCCTGTTCGGACAGGTCTAGCCATGTGTACTCAGCAGCATCAAAAGCCACAAGCATTGCTGCCCGTGCCACTCTTGGGTTTATCTCAGTCATTGCTTTCTCCTTGGGTTATGCCGCGTAGGCTTGGTCAAAAATTGTGGCGAGCACGACTGTGGGGTCGTACACATTGCTGTCCTTGAGTGCTTCGGCAAGCACGCGCTCGTCTATCTTGTTGCGGTCGATCATGCGCTCGGCCATCTCTGGGTCCTCGGGCCACACGGACTCACACATCAGCTCGATGAGCCACTGCTTAGAGCCTGCCTGCGCGTCATACAGCGCCTCTTGAAGTTCGGTGGCGTAGGAGTCAAAGTCCCAGTCGTAGTCATCACTGCTCAGGTGATGGTAACCATCCCTTGCGTTTGCAAAAGAAGAATTGACACCCGTCAAAGACGCCCCCGCATACACCCCCCACCGGCCCCAGTCCACTGTCTCTACCACAGTCGGGTCGCGGTCAGTTGGCAGGCTGTCCCAGTCAATGCGTGCTACGCGAGCGGCCAGTGCTGTGAAGTGCAGGATGTCGAGCGACTCTTTGTCGCTGTGCTCAGAGTAGTAGCCCACGGATATGTTGGTGCACTCGGGGATGTCCTCAATGAACTCGGCCGTGTCGGTGTACACACCTGTGCTGTCGGGCAGGTACATCAGGGTATCGTCGGCATTGAGCGCGGCACTGAGAGCATCGGCAAACACATCAGAGCAGCAGCGACCCCGGCCTTGGTGTGTGATGACACTGTCGATACCCCGGCGGTCAAAGGCAATAGCGCGGTCGAACTCAGAGAGAAGTTCTCTCTGGGTCTTGGCAAGGAACGTCGCACCGATACCCCCACACTCCTCACCTTGCGTGAAGATGTAGTACGCATGCACCCCGGCGTGTAGCAGGTGCATGAGCATCGCAACACCAGCGCCATCATCGGCACCGAGAGCTGCCCCGTCAGCGTACCAGTGGGTGTTGGTCTGCTTGATCTTATTGGGGCCTTGCTTGCGATGCACAGTGTCAACGTGTGCAACGAACAGGGTGCGGTGGTCTTTGGTCATGCGTGTGTCCACGTGCAGGTTGCCAGCCGCATCACGATGCGTGCGTGCATGAGCAGGGGCACGCTGTTCGAGCCAGTCAGTCAGGCGTTTGGTTCCCTCGCTGTTGTGTGGGCGCATCATCGAGAGCGCACGTGCCAAGGTCTTGTACAGGATAGTGTGTTTGTTCATGGATGTTTCTCCTTAGATGGTTGATGGTGTGGATGCGAAGTCAGCGGCGGCTCTCTCAAGGTCAAGCTCAATTTGCGCTGACTCAGGCGCATGGTCGGGGTGGTACAGGTCGCCGTCAATCTCTACGCTCTCCTCGTCATCGGTGTAGTAGTTGCCTGACTCAGAGCAGCACCAGCAGTCCTCACGCAACTCGTACCGGCCAGTGTCCTCGGCGTAGCAGATGTCGTCATCGTCAACATGGTAGTACGCATCCTCTGACTCGACATACACAGCGTTGTCGAGGTCCGCGTACTCGCCGTCATGCAACTCCACGATGTTGTTGTCAGACAGATAGCTGATGTGGTACCACTCGCCGCCAACCTCAACCACATCGTCGTTGCGTATGTAGTACTCGTTGCCCCGGCGGCTGTATGCGTAGGTGTAGTCGTTCTCAAGACAGTTCTGGCACACATGGTTTTCCTCATTCACACCAGTCCAGCCGCCATCGCCATCGTCGAACCCAGCGCCGCAGTCGTCACACGTGTACTCATGGTTATTGATCGTGCCGTTGGTGTTGGTCGCTTCGTACCCATCGTAGTCGCTGATGCGAAACGTATTGACGCCTGCATCGTCAACGTACTGACTGCCTCCGTCAATGTACGGCATCAAGTACCCACCACGGCGCAGGGGATAGCGCATCACACGCACATGGTCAGGCCAGCCACGCCACTTGGCATAGCCGAGCGACTGCAAGTACGCCTCGATGGCCTCGTCAGCACCGGAGTGCGAATGCTCGTTGCGCTCACGTTTGTATGAGCGCACAAACCCCTTGCCGTCCTCACTCTCATGCACAAGGCATCGGCCCAGCACATCAGTGCCCTCGGCACGCACAGCCATACCCCAGCCAAGCGATGGGTCGTACACCTCATAGGGATGGCGGTCTTCCCGGTCATCGCACTCGATGTCGAAGCTGCCACTCATACACGAGCGAGGGCCTTTGCTGACTGCACGCACCATCTCGGTCATGTCCTTGGTGATGGCGATTGAGCCGCCGTATGTGTGCTTGGCAGCAACGTCACGGATAAGGTTGGATGGTGCGTCAGGGAAGTGGCGCGTCAAATACTTACCGATGGTAGTCACTTGCGCTTTGATGTCGCTGTCGCCGCCGTGCATAGCACTGCGCTCATCGCGTGTGTAGGCCAGCCTGTTGGGGTCCGTGATGGACTTGTGTGGCCACTCAAGCAACAGTTGCTGCCAGTCATGCGGGCGGTACTTGTACTCTGTCATGATCTCGTACACAGCTTTGTGCAGTTCATGACGTGTGCGCTGTTGGTTGAACCACGGGCGGTTCTCAAGCACAGGTACCCAGTTACCGGAGCCGATGCGTTTGTGCACGCCCTCGGACACGATGCGTGCGGCTTTCAAAAACACGTAGTCCATGAACTCGTGTGCTTCACGTAGATTTTTCCATGTAGGCATTTTGCTTTCTCCTTAGTTTCAAGTTTGGAATGATGGGTATTGCCGGGGTTGGCCGCCACCCATCAAGGCGTCAGAGAGAATGTCTCTCTTGATTACTTGCGTGCTTTCTTCTTTGGTGCTGTGAATGTGCCGAGCCACTCAACGCCCTCGACTTGGGGCTGGTACATCTTGATGCTGTACGTGGCGTCGTGCTT